ATATTTATCTACCTACTGAGTACCGAGGGATTCATGGCGTCTTGGAAAAGCACGTTGACACTTATCAATCTCTCCCAACACTCGAAGAACTCAAAACAGGACAAAGAGATAAGAAAGTCCTAGAAAAAATCTCAGCCATTGAATCTGTGGAAGTGGAAGTTGATGCTTACATGCTACTAGATTATTTAAAGAATGAGTTCACACAAGTAGAAATACTAGACGAGTTAGACAAGTATGTCGACAAAACAATTACAATGGCAAGCGCAGAAGAAAATATAGAACAACTACAAGAAATAGTCCTAAATGTAAGTGACAAGGTTGATATTGTTCCACCTTCAGAAAGTATGCAAACGATTACTCTCTTTGAAGATGATGAGCAAAGATCGAAGTATTTACCTTTAGGTCTCAATACAGAATACGACGCAACAGTCAAGTTTTCACCGAAAGACTTGGTGTTAGTTGGTGGACGACGAGGTTCAGGTAAGTCTTTGACTTCCTGCAATCTCGCAGTTAATGTTTATGAAAGTGGCAGAAGTGCTATTTACTTTACTATCGAGATGGACAGCCGATCCATTCTACAAAGAATGTGTTCCATAGCTACAAGAGTACCATTTACAAATATTCGTGATAAGAAAATGAATACCGAAGAATGGAATCTCGTAGCGGGTTGGTGGGCAGGTCGTTTCGAGGGTGGACATGATTTATTGAAAGAGTATGAACTCAATCGAGATTTCGATGAATTTCATAAGAAACTAGTAAAGAATGAACTTAACAAGGAGAGACAGTTAGATGTGATTTATGATCCGTCCCTCACTCTCTCAAAAATTCAAAGCGAACTCGATAAGAGGGTCAGTCGTCAAGACGTTGGTATCGTCATAGTAGACTACTTGAACCAAGTTCGTCGTCACAACGCACCAAGTCGTTCTGGACAGTATGATTGGACAGAACAGATAGAGATTAGTAAGAAGTTAAAGACATATGCCCAAGAGTATGAGACAATGTTCTTTGCACCTTACCAAACAGATTCTACTGGAGAAGCTAGGTTTGCGAAAGGTATTCTTGATGCAGCGGATGCTGCTTATTCACTAGAAACATGGACACCAGAAGATAAGTGTATGACTTTTAATTGTACCAAAATGAGAAACAATGAAGTTAAAGGATTTTCTAGTGAAGTAGATTGGAGGTCATTGAAGATCGGCCCAGCGACTGCTTTGACTCCAACAGAAAAGGAAAACATGAGAGAATCAATGGGACTGGGTGACGGCGAAGAAGAGGCGCAAGAAATATGAGATTACTAGAACATAATTATGGAGATGTAAGAATATTCTCCGAAAGACCATTTGGGTATAAAAGATATATAGTCGAATGGCAAGATGGCACATTACAAACATTTAGTGGTATATGGTATAGTTTAACAAAAGTAAGAAATTTAGTGGAGTCAAAACTATGATATTATACACAGAAAAACAATTACAAACAGCATATATTTTATATGTGAGAAAATTACACGAAAGCAATAGAAATAGTGTTGTACAGGTAAAGATTCCTGACATAGAAGAGTTTAGATTAATCTATGAAGCAGAGTGGGAACTTTACTATAATGATGATGAGGTACATTAATGATAGTGACAGATAAAAAGATTTTAAGAACCATGTCCAAAGAATGGAATGGTAATATGAAACAATTAGAGGAAATTGTTGATAAAATGGGAGAAACCATGGAAAAACATAAGGGAGTAGGAATCTCCGCTATTCAAGTTGGTTTACCATACAGGATATTTCTAGCAGGGCCAGTAGACAGTCCTGAACTAGTAATGAATCCAAAAATATTAGATAAAAGTCCTTTTATGAAAGCAGATTGGGAAGGGTGCTTAAGTTGCCCTAATACTATGGTAAAGATAAAGAGAGCAAAGAATATAACACTAAAGTATACATCTGTAAGAGAAGGAAAATTTGTCAAAGTAAAAAGAAAGTTTACAGACTTTGACGCAAGGGTTGTTCAGCATGAGTTAGACCATCTGAATGGATTTTTAATTATAGATAGAGGAAAAGCATATACACCATGATAGATTTTATTTTAGGTATGTTATTCATGCTTGTATTACAGGCAGGAATAAGTATTACTTACCTATACCTAAGTGGTTGGTGGGATTAACATTTGGGGCTGTAGCTCAGTTGGGAGAGCGCCTGCTTTGCACGCAGGAGGTCGCTGGTTCGACTCCAGTCAGCTCCACCAAGGATTATTATGACAGTAGAAGAATTATTAGCAGAAGAAAAAATACCTTTTAAGGTCTCGCCCGCAGACTTTGTAGTAAAGTGTCTAAATCCTGAACATGATGACACAAATCCTAGTATGAGGATCGATAAAATTACAGGAGTATATAACTGTTTCTCCTGTGGTTTTAAGGGCAATATCTTTAAATTATTTGATAAACCAAGTAATAGAATGGATATTTTAAGAGAAAAAGTCAAACAAAGAATAGACCTAAAAAGGTCAGAAACGGTAGGATTACAAATGCCCACAGAAATAATGCCATATGTTGGCAATGAGAGAAACATAAAACCTGAAACTTACAAAGAGTTTGAAGCATTTTTAAGTATAAATGCTCCTTTCAAGGACAGAATAGTATTCCCAATAAGAGATATTATGGGAAAGATAGTAGCGTTCAATGGTAGACTAAAAGTAAATAGCCATATCAAAGACCAGCCTAAATATATCTTTCACCCACCAAAAGTGCAACTTCCGTTGTACCCTTACAATGCTACTCCAATAAAAGGTAGAATTATACTTGTAGAAGGTATTTATGACGTTATAAACTTACATGACAAAGGACTTACAAATACTATGTGTTGTTTTGGAGTAAACAATGTTACAGTTGAGAAACTCCAGCTTCTAAAAATGAGAGGAGTAGAACAGATAGATATATTCTATGATCCAGATGAGGCGGGACAAGTAGCCGCAGAAAAAGTTATAGAAATGTGTGAGAAAGAAGGTATGAAACATTATAATATTAGAATACCTGCCGAACTTGGTGATGCTGGAGCCCTTAGTGAGTCTTCAGTCCATAAACTAAAGGAGAATTTATATGGAACAAGCATTTAAAAATGAATTTACTGGAGTCGGATATACTGGACTCCGCAGACCACAAAATATGAGTGGAGAAGAATTAATAGAGTGGGTACTAGAAAATAAAGCTCACATTGATAGTAATACAGGTTGCTGGATATGGGACGGAGTAGTACAAAATAAAGGTCGTCCCACGATTTTTCATGAAGGAAAACAATATTTACTATACAGACTATGTTGGGAAATTTATAATGAAAAACCTTTTCCCAAAGGATTACAAGCAGGACATACATGCGAACACAAAAGTCCTGACCATAAAAGATGTTTTAATCCTCATCATATAAAACCTATGACTCAACAAGAAAATGAGTTATCAAAGCGTAATTTACATTGTGAGGAATATAAAGAAAAACAAAGACAACATCAATTGACAAGAACAACTCCAACGATGCCTGCGGGACTTACACATAGAGAAAGAGTCGATTGGCTTTTAGAAAATGTATATGAAGAAGACGATAATGGTTGTTTTATATATCAAGGACAAAAAGCCACAGATGGGTATGGAAGACGAAATATAAATTATAAAGTAGCTGAAGGAAGTCAATCAGCTGCAACTACTTCAGATGGAAAAAAGAAAGTAGAAATACACAGGTATATTTATTTTGTATTAAATGATTTAGACTATTGCAATCCTCCAAAAGGAATGGTAGTTCATCACACTTGTACAAACAGAGCTTGTGGAAATCCGAACCACTTAGAGTTAGTAACACGTAGCGAAAATCTTAAAGCAACAAGAAGTTATCATGCTAAAACAACTCTTACAGAAGAAGATGTTCAATGTGTATGTTATGCATGGTTAAATGAAAGAAAAGATTTTAATTCTAACGCAGAATTTTTTAGGGAATGGGCAAAAGAATTTGGAGTTACTGCTTCAGCAATTAGTGATATTGTTCATAGACGAAGAAGATGGCAAGATATCGCAACACCTATTCTAGGAGAAAAAAATAATACTTGACAAAAGGTTAAAAAATTGATATAATATACATTATGAAAATGAAAGTAGCACTAATAGAATCAAAACCAAGCAGAAACAAGTTCTTCGAGCTGTTTAACAATAAGTTTCAGTTCGATTCATATGTTTTATGCTCTAATCCACAAGTAAAGAAAGTATTGAAACGAGATGTTGATATACAATTTAATCCAGACGATTATGACTGGGTTATTCTTGTTGGGTCTGAGCCACTAAAGTATTACACAAAGATAAACTCTATTACAGAGTATACAGGCCGTGTAGTTGAAGACAAGTTTCTACCAGTAATCAATCCAGCTATGTTAGCGTTCAAACCTGAAGCTAAGAAAAGCTGGGAAGAGTCAAGAGACAATATCATTGCATATATTGCTGGAGACCTTAAACAAGAGAAACTTGGTAGTGATGACATATTTGGTATTACTGACACAGATGAACTAAATAAGTTTTTGCAAGATGCAATTGACCATGAGAATGAATTCATAGCACTTGACTCAGAGACAACAGGATTATATCCTCGTGATGCATATATGTTGGGAATTAGTTTATCTTACAAAAGAAATCATGGTGCATACATATCTACAGACTGTATTGATGAAACATCAGAAAAACTATTACAAGAACTTTTCAATAAGAAAAGAGTAGTCTTTCATAACAGCAAGTTTGATATCGCATTCTTTAGGTATCACTTTGGATTTAAGTTTCCAAACTTTGATGATACTATGCTTATGCACTACACACTTAACGAGAATCCAGGCACTCACGGCCTAAAACAACTCGCACTTAAGTTTACTCCATACGGAGATTATGAGAAACCTATGTACGATTGGATAGAAGCCTACAGAAAGCGTAATGGATTACTCAAAAATGACTTCACATGGGACATGATTCCTTTCGATATCATGCAAGAGTACGCTGCTTATGATGCAGTATGTACTTATCTCATTTATGAAGAATTTTTACCTTATATGCAGAAAATCAAGAAATTGGGTAATGTTTACTATAATATTCTACTACCTGCGACAGAGTTTCTACTTGATGTCGAGAGTAATGGTGTTCCCTTTGATAGAGAACGCCTTGTAAAATCTTCGGTGCTGATGCAAGAAGAAATTGATGAAGCAGTATCTAAACTCTATGAATATACAGAAGTAAAGTTATTTGAAAAAGCACAGGGTAAAGACTTCAATCCAAACAGCACAATGCAACTTCGTTCATTGTTGTTTGATTATATTGGATTGAAACCTACTGGCAAGAAAACAGGTACTGGAGCTGACTCAACAGATGCAGAGGTTTTAGGTAAACTAGCGGAAGAACACCCCGTACCACAACTGATTCTTGACATTAGACAAAAGGTTAAAATCAAATCTACTTACCTAGATAAGATTATTCCTGCACTAGATAGAGACGAAAGATTAAGAACTGGATTTAATTTACACGGTACTACATCAGGTCGTCTCTCGTCTAGTGGTAAAATGAATATGCAACAGATTCCAAGAGACAATCCAATTGTCAAAGGTTGTATCAAAGCAAAGCCAGGCAAGAAAATCGTTGCTATGGACTTAACTACCGCAGAGGTATACTGTGCTGCGATTCTCGCAGGAGATTTAGCTTTGCAAAAAGTATTCCAAGATGGCGGTAACTTTCATAGTAATATTGCTAAGTTAGTTTTCAATCTTGATTGTGATGTTGATGATGTTGCAGAGTACTATTCTACTGAAAGACAAATGGCAAAAGCTGTTACTTTTGGTATTATGTATGGTGCGGGACCAAAGAAGATCAGTGAACAAGTTACAAAAGATAGTGGCACTTACTTTAGCACAAGTCAAGCTAAAGAGGTTATCGAAGATTACTTCAAGCAGTTTCATAAACTGAAGAAGTGGTTAGATGATTGCAAGAAACTTATCGAAAAACAAACTTACATATATTCTTTCTTTGGTAGAAAGAGAAGATTACCAAATGTACGTTCTACAGACAAAGCAATTGCTGCCCATGAAGTTCGTTCAGGTATCAATTCTCTCGTTCAGTCGGTGGCGTCTGATGTTAATTTATTAGGCGCTGTCGATGCTCACAAAGAGATTTGCGAAAGAGGATATGCAAAGAATATGAAGATTTTTGCGCTAGTTCATGACTCAATACTTGCAGAAGTAGATGATGATTATGTTCAAGAGTATAGTGATATACTTTTAAGAAATGTGCAAAAAGATAGAGGACTTTCAATCCCAGGCTGCCCAATTGGTTGTGACTTCGACGTAGACGAAGACTACTCACTTGGGAAGTTCAAAAAGCAGTATGAATCTTAATGAGATACGCTGGCCTATCTATGTTCTTCACTCAGACGAGATAGAAGAAAGAGATGGCCTACTCTTCTGCGACACTCAAATCGTAGACGATAAAAACATGACTGGCAAAAGTCTTGGACTTCGCAGATTACAAACACCACATAAAAATCTTTACAGATTGAAAGTGATGATAGAAACCTTTACTGAGTTTGTTCATCACAAAGGTCAATTTTATATTGATAGTAATGGCAAATTTTTCCGCTGGGTAAAGAAAACATCATGTAGTGTAATTAGTCATAAAATTGAGAAAACCGAGAAACGGGATATAGCTACACTTGTATGGTGTAAAGATATTCCGTTTCCTTTTGTGGTAAAGAGACCACCTAGTGCATTAATGAAATATGCAAGTATTCTTTATATGAATAATCAACCTGCTATTTTATATTCACTAACAGAAACAAAGCAAAAGAAAACTTGGCGTAAAATATGAAAGCAGTATTGAGTAACAGAATATTCATGGAAGTAAATACTTCTCTACAGTCTAAACTCGATGATGAACTTACATATTCTATACCTCCAAGAAATCCATTAGACCCTCCTTTCATTATAAAGAATATGGGCATAGTCCGAAAAGGTTTGATTACCATACCTAGCGGAAGAACGGATTTAATACCAGAGGACTACGAGATAGTCGATAAGCGTGTCGACTCACCAATCGAACCTTTTGACTTTAAGTTTCAATTACGACCTTCGCAACAGACGGTATATGACGATGTCACTGACAGTTGTATAATTAACGCTTGGGTCAGTTGGGGAAAGACATTTACAGCTTTAGCTATCGCAAATAAGCTTCAACAGAAAACATTGATTGTAACTCACACTTTAGCGTTACGATCGCAGTGGGAAAAAGAAGTACAAAAAGTCTTTGGAATTACACCAGGTATCATAGGTAGTGGTAAGTATGAAATTGACTCACCAATTGTAGTGGGTAATGTACAAACTCTTTACCGTAGAATGTCGGATATTGATTCCGTTTTTGGAACTGTTATACTTGACGAAATGCACCATGTATCCAGTCCCACATTTACTCGTATCGTTGATGCTAGTAAAGCAAGGTATAAG